GTTTTTGATAACTCACCACGCTCTTTTGTTTCACCAGCTTTTCTTGTTTTAATATAAACTTGAACCGTACGACTATCACTAGGATGTGTATAAGTTCTTATACCACCAGAAATAACTGAGTTTACACCATCAGCCGAATCAGGATATGTGTCGCTAATTGTAGCGGCGTTATCATATTCCCAAATGTTATCTGAACCTGGTACTGTAACCCATGCCATTTTTATTCTCCTAATTGTTCGTCTAATTCTTTGTCAAAGTAATCATAAAACAATTGTGTATTAATATTATGGTGTTCAGCAATTTTATCAACTGCTGATTCAAATTTTTCTATAATATCACCTGTTTCTTTTTCAATTAAATTGAACACATCTGTTATCGCTTCTTTCATCAAAGGCGATAAAGACGCAAACGACTTTGAGTCGATTAAATCTTTGTTTAATAAATTACTCAGTTTCTTTTGCATCTTGCGTTAAATCAATTTCTGCTTGACCGTCATTTACTTTACCCATTGCAACAACATTACCTTGTTGGTCAAATGTCGCTGGGTCAGCAATCTCAGGTTTAGGGTCACTATGTGGCATAGCCTCATTAGTTGTTTTATTAAATAAAGAAGAAGCTAATTCTTGTCTTCTTGTATCTAAAGCTGCACCAACTTTATCTCTTAACGCATCTTTAAATGCGTCACCGGCTGCCATGTTGTCACCTGTTTGTAAAGCGTCAATAAATGCTTTTGTGTTTTCACTCATCTCATTACTCCTTATAATGTTGAATTAGGGTCTGTTTCTTGTGAAGAAATAATCCCGTCTTCAATTTCTTTCTTAATTTGTTTATCAATATCTTCTCTTTCTCTAGCGTTTTGTTTAAGAACATTCTTTCTAACATACTCTACAGAATAGAATTTACCGATATAATCTCTCATCTCGTTAGCCAATTGCAATCTTTCTCGCATCATTTCAGTATTCTTTAATTCAGCGAAATGGCCATCTTGGATGAAATCATAGTTAATACTATCTCTTATTGAAATCCAATCTTCTTCATTAATAACACCTTTTAATACTAATTGTGTTCTTAATAAATCATTAAATAATTCAGTAAATTTCTTTCTTAATCTTTGTACAAACTTAGTAAATTTAAGTTCATCTCTTGTAATCTCAGAAGCTCTACCTAAATTGAAACCGTTGTTTGCCTCTAAACGACTTGCTGGTACATTTAAAGAACGATATAGTTTACTTCTAAAATATTCAATGTCTGCAATCTCACCTAAGTTTTGACCGCCAGGCAAAGTAGTAATGTCTGTTCCTCGACCACCTTCTCTACTTGGTAACCAGAAATCTTCCAACATTGACATATAGTTTCTGTCATCTCTAATTTCGCCTGTGTTAGCATCATATGTAAGTTTGTTACGGTATCTTGCCATAACATCTCTTAAATATTGTTCTGCTTTAACTTTAGGTAAATTACCTACATCAATTTTGAAAATTCTTCTTTCAGGTGCCCTTGCAATTCTGTAAATAACAGTTGCGTCTTCAATCATTCTTAATTGATTGACTGGCTTAATTGCCTTATGTAAATAAGACAAGACCATATTTTTAGTTTGGTCAATTAAACCTGAAGGACAAAATGCAATTGTATCCGGTGCAATCTTAATACCACCAGATGTTGTATTCATAACACCCTTTTCATTGAACATATAGTATTCAACAAATTCATCTACAACTGATAGACCGTGTGGCGTAGGACCGTCTGGTCTTTTCTTTCTAACCTCTCTAATCTTTTTTATTTTACGAGGGTCGATATATTTTAATTCTGTGATTCCTTTTTTAGGACTATCTCTATCAATAATCTTTTGATAGAAAATACGACCATCAACATACCATCTTCTAAAAATGTCGTGGCCTTTTGTGTTAAACTGCATGAGTCTTAACACTTCGTTAAATTCGTCTTCAATCTTTTTTCTAACATCTGGACCGTAAGGTAGATTTTCTACATTTACCTTTACAGCGGCAGTCATCTCATTAGCCACAATAGCTTCATTGACAATATCTTCGATTGCCATGTCGCACTCGGGGTGTAATGAAATTTCTCTATATCTTCGGATTAAGTCAGCTTCAGTTTTGGCAGTACCTTCCATGTCCAGGTATTGTCCAAAATAGCCACCAGCGGCGACAGTTTGTGTACCGTCATCCGCTGGAGCTGTAGTAAAGCTTTGCTTTGGATCCGACTGCTTTTTCAGCCTAGTGATAGAAAATCCAAATAATTCAGCCATTATATTACCTCTTAATTATATTACGGTAATACTTATCCACTTAAAAATTAAGTGGTTGTATTACTTTCAAAGTATTGATACGCAAATGTTACCGAAAATTCTTCGATAGCAGTCGCTTCATCAAAGTTCAAATCAATAGCAGCAATGTTGATTGGATACAATCCTCTTAAAGTGTAAGATTTAATTGTATTTCCGTTTCTGTCTAAATGGTCGACAAAAGCATCAACTTGATAGTCAACAGGATTAGTTAAACCCTCATTGTCAGTCATGTTGTTGATACCGTTCTGCCATCTTTCAAACGCATTTCTTAGTTTGAAATCTGTGTCATTTAATACAGTTACAGACCAATCTTCAAATGTTCTATCTCCAGCGATTTTAATTTGTCTGCCACGGAAAGGAACATTAATGTTACCTATTACCATTGCAGGAATTGTAGTCGCTCTACATAAAAAAGCTAAGTCTTCGATTTCACCGCCAACAGCTGCATATCCAGGAAAAGGCATAGTTACCTTAAACTGGTTAGCTCTAGCGCCGCCACCTGCAAGTTTAGCTTTGAAGTCGTTAATGTTTGCCATTTTTTATCTCCTTCTTAACCTGCTACTTCGTCAAACGAAACGCCAGTTCTAGTTGCAACGAATTGTAATGTAATAAAGTTGATACTTCTTGCTGGTTTAATGAAAATCTCAGCAACAAATTCATTTCTATCAATTACTTCGCCTGTGTTGTTAGTTTCATCACACACTACTAAAAAGTCTGTGATACCTCTACGACCTTGTACCTCTCTTAGGAAAGGTTCTACAATGTTTCTAAAGTTCGCTCTTGTAAATTCATCATTGAATTCAAACAATTGGAATTTAGAAGCAGTTGAAATTGCCTTCTCTAAAGTGATAAACAGTCTTCTTACATTGATTCTATCAAATGCACTTGGTGAAGATAAACCAGTTTTATCTCCGAATAAAACAGTTCCTTGACCTGGGAAGGTAGAAACAGGATTTACTCTCTTAGGATATAATTGGTCTCTTTGTGCTTTTGTAGGATTGTAAGCAAGTTTAACTGCGCCTCTAATTGTACCTCTATTGAAGCCTGCTGGTGAATACCAAGCATCTGCAATAAGGTCAGTTCTAGCCGCTAGACCTGCCATATCACCGTTTAACGGTACATATCTGTAAACATCATTGTATCTGTCGTACATATACTTGTAACCAGAATCAAATACAACATAACTTGATGAACGAATGTTATCAAAGAAATCCATAACATTTGTTGTTTGTGTGTTTGAGTTAGTTACATTAACAACATCTGCTCTTTGTGGAGAAGCAAATACAACTGCGTCTTTTCTTTCTTCTGCAATTGTAATTAAGTTGTCAACATGAGTTGTACTACCAGAAGGACCAGCAATGATTAAACCTACATCTACAGTTTCGCCATCTTCAAACTTCTCGTAAGCAGATTTTAATTGACCTGTAGTTACAGTTGAACCATTTGAACCACCAGACATTGAGTCATTCGTTGGTGTATCTACAGCTGTGTAAGTTGTACCTGAAGCTGCTGTACCCCAATTTGAAGAACTTGCGTTGTGGTCAGTCCACCAAATGTATTTTGATTTAGTCGCAATTACATTTGGATAATAGTTATCATCTCCTTGCGGAGTTTTTGCGTCTGAAGCTTTAGATACTTTTGAAAAAGTTTCTAGTACAGTTCCAGGAACACCTGAAATTCCACCATCTTCGTCAACGACTACAATGTGGATTTCATCATTAGCACCGTTTCTTGTCGAAACATAGCTTGAAGTGCCTGGCGCACCATCAACAGAGTCATAATATCTCCATCTTCTTTTGATACTTGCGTCATCAGGATAAGCAGTTTTTAAACCACCAGAACCTCTTGGATGTTGAACGATACTTAAATCGTTTGTAGAGATTGCTGTGATTCTGTACTTCTCTCCTGTATCAAAGTCTGAACCAGATGCTGTTGATGAAAATTCAATAATGTCACCGACATTGAATGCTGTTCCATCATCTACAGTTACAGTTGTATCTCCAACTGATACTGTGTCATCTAATTGGTTAGAGCTTGATAGTGTTTGCTCATAAGCGGTTGCTGATGGACAAGTAGAAACAAGTAAATTATTTCCATATGTACCAGCGCTTCTAGCTGCAAAAATTGCTGAGCCAGCCGAACCACCTGAAGCATAGTTATTTTCGTAATCATCGCTGTTCTTAATCAATACACCAGTTGATGATGTAGTTGCATTTACAGCAGATGTTTGGGTAGCTCGCACCACTCTAAGAGCGTTAGAATATTGTAAGAAGTTGGCAGCGCTGAACCAATACTCAAAGTTGCTTGAGTCAGGTTTGCCAAAGGTATCTACTAATTCTTGTTCGCTAGATATTGCTACGATTTCATCCAATGGACCGTTATTCGCCACAATAGCGACAGCACCGATTGAAGTTGACACCGCAGGAATGATTCTAGTTAAATCTCTTTCCTGGACGAGAACACCTGGTGATACTTGAAATGCCATAGGTTTTCTCCTTTAATTAGCTAATTATTTCCTAATATCATAATTTGTATTTCAATATTCGTATTATTCATACGCCCATATTCAAACTTATTCACTTGTAGATATTTATAATATACGCAAACTACACATTTAATAACCCTTACGAATATCAACAGGATGCCAAACTGTACCATATTCATCTACTTCGGATTTTTCGTGGTCTGGTGTACCATCATCTATAAAACCAAATGGCGCCATATCTTGTTCAATTAATGCTTGTTGTTCTTCATATAATTGATTTCGAATATTTGAGTTAGATAATTCTTTAAAGTATTGTTGGTTTGACAACCAGCCAAATATGACTAAACACATCATTAAATCATCATTACACCCATCCTCCGCCATCCAGGAGTTACCACGCCTACTAAAAGTTGACATCTCCTCTATGAGTTGAAAGTCGTTTAATATCATTTTATCTGATTCGATAAGTGTTTTTACACTTTGACAACCTAAGGCTTTTACTTGTTTTGTCATACGGACACCAATAGATGTACCTCGACCACTAAACATAGCACCTAATATTTGACCTGCACGGCCTCTTTGTGTCGTCATCATCATATTATCGTATTCTAATTCCATGTGCATGATTTCAGATATTTGTTGGCCAATGTCATTGACTTCAACCAATACATGAGCATGATTATAACCTTTACATACTTGTTCTACAATACTTGGAAATACATGAGGTTTAATTTCATTATTCTTATATGTACAAACAACTTCGTATGGTATTTTTGTAACATCAAATATTACAAATGCTGAATAGTCTTTACCTGTTCCACGAGCCACATCAACTGTACAAGCATATAGTCTGTCTTTTTCTGGCCGTTTGAACATCTGTAGTCCGTTTTTACTCTCTATCGCCGGTATATAAGGGGTCGCTTTAATTTTTGCCGGCGATATAAGAGTGTCAACCGAACCTAAAAACTCACATTCGAATTCTTGTTGAAACTGCTCAGGTGAGGTGTTTCGTATTGTTGTTTCTTTCCACTTTTCATCTCTACCTGGAACTTCTGACCAATGTACTTCGATTGGCACATAATCATTTTGTTTATTAATTGCATCAACCCATAACTTATAGTACATATTCATACCGTGTGGTGTTGATACAATAATCATCTTTGTACTTTTACCAGATGAGATAGTAGGATAAACTGAACTAAAAAACATTTCGGCAATATTAGCCGGTACGAAAGCAAACTCGTCTAAGAAAATAATGTTAAATGAACCACCTCGAATAGCACTAGATGATGTGGCAGCCGCAACAATGGTTGATTTGTTTTCTAACTCAATGTTACCTTTGTTCCAATTAATTACCCCTTGTTGCAACCACTTAGGAAGATTTTCGTATGCGAGTTGCAATCTTCCAAGGATGTCACGAGCCGTAGATGATTTGTTTGCAAGTATAGCAATATTAGAATTAGGATTAAAAAGCGCATAGTGTAACAAGTAAGAAATAGTCGTTGTTGACTTTCCTGACTGCCTCGGTAGTTTACAAATAGTGAATCTGTTATCGTGTATAGTTCTTAC